GATACTCCTGTTATACTGGCTGATAAGCTTTATGATGATGTGGAATTAGCATGGGTGATTCTCCACTTCAACGAGATTGTTGATTATTATAATGAATGGCCCATGGAACAAGAATCACTCGTTCAGTATATTGTAAATACTTATGACGATCCGTATGCAAGACACCACAGTGTAAGTATCCAGACAGGGAATTTTGTTCAGGTTGAACACCCTGCTTATGACAGATTGGATGTTAGCAATTACGAATATGAAACAGAAATGAACGATGAAAAAAGAAGTATTCGTTTGATTCGAACAGACTATATTGGTGATTATGTCAATATGCATGATGAGGAAGCTGAAAGGCTATGAAGTATACACAAAATGGTTCGTATGTTCTTAAAAAGTTGGAACTACAATTTGATGATGGGGTTGCTCATAACCTGATACCATTGTTCATGGATGTTTCTATTTATGAATCCATGTTCAGTGTTGGTATGTCTGGAAATATCACAATCATGGATACCAATTCAATTTACAATGAAAACTTTCTAGGGAACGGCGAACGTGTTGAGATTGTTTTTGAAACATTTGGAACCAACAAAGAAATTTCAGTCAGTGGAATTGTGTATAAGTGTTCACCACCAACACGCATTAACGAACACACATCGGGATTGCTTTTAAATTTTTGTTCAGATGAAATTATTAACAATTCAAGAACACGAGTCACCAAATCATATAATGATGTGTGTTCGAATATTGTCAAGTATCTTCATGAAAAGATTTCGACTAAGAAATTGATAAGCATAGAAACAAAAGAAATCAATCATTTTGTAGGGGCTAATCAAAACCCGATTCAGGTCATTGCTAATTTGTCGCGCCGTTCCATGTCAGTTAACAATGAAGGCGGGTATCTTTACTTTGAGAACAATCAACAATTTTGTTATTTGCCTATTGAATATTTGTACAAGCAAGAACCAATCACACAGTACAAATATAAGACAGCCAACATTTATGATGATGTTTCAAAAAAAGAAGAAGAATCATTTTCAGCCATTCAAGATTATTCTATTATTGATGTTCCTGATTTCATGCAACAGATTGATGACGGTGTGTTGGGGTCAAGTAGTACAAACCTAAATTTGCTTGAAAAAAGCTTCTACAAAAGTGAATATGACAATATAAGCCAGTTTAACAAAACAAATTCGCTGGCAAAGACTCCAAACCTTAATAATGAGCTTGTAAATAACAAGAACACAGACAAACTTTATACCTATGTTGATGATTTTCAGAAACCTTTTCAGAACTTTAGGTTAAAAAATATCAACACGATTTTAAACACACAGAGATATGCGGCAAGAATAACCGTGTTTGGTGATACAAACAACGTGTGTGGAAGCATTATTATTTGTGCTTTGCCAGTGTGGGGTACAGAAGCTAACAAAGGAAAAATCCCAGACCCGTATTCTGGTAAGTTTCTTGTAGCTGAAATAAAACATACACTAAAAAGAACTCAATACACACAAACTATGAAATTAGTTAAAGACGCATTTGAGGTTGGTAAATGATAGGAACGCCGTTTATTCCATTCTGGGGCTTTGTAGAGGACGTGAGTGACCCAGAAAAATTAGGTAGGGTTCGGGTCAGGGTTGTCAGTTATCACTCTGAAAACCCTTCTGAGCTACCCACAACGCAGTTGAAGTGGTTTATGTGTGTGATTAACAATTCAGAATCACAAGACGGTATTGGTACAAACCCAAAATACAATGTTGGTTCGATGGTGTTTGGTTATTTCATTGATCAGACATTACAAAACGGAATGATTATTGGTTCGTTGAACGGTATGCCTAATGGCGTGAACGATATCAACAAGCTTGCCAGAAATGAAGACATTGATCAGACTATCATTAAAGAAAAGCGTGATAACACAATAAAATCTGTTGAAATTGTAGGTGGTGGGTCATGGACAGAACCACAAACACCTTACAACACAACTTATCCTAATAACAAGGTAACAGAGTCCAACAGTGGTCATGTGACTGAGTGTGACGATACTGAGGGGGCAGAACGGTTGCATGTATACCATCGGTCAGGGTCTTTCTATGAACTGCATCCAGATGGCTCACAAGTGGTCAGGATCGTAAAAGATAACTACAGCATCACAGCAGGGGATAATTTTCTCTATGTAGATGGTGATATCAACATGAGCGTAAGCGGAAATCTTAATCAACACATTGCGGGTGATCATAATATTCAGGTTGATGGAAACAAAACAGAAGTAGTTCTTGGTGACTTGAAACAAAACATTGGTAAATCCCTTACAAGTCTTGCAGGTGGTGGAATAGGGTTGGATGCTTCCACAATAGACTTTAACAGTGGTGTGGCAAGCGGAAATGGTTCTATTCCTATTATTCTTCCATCCGAGTACAGCTTAGAATCAGCAGGTGCTGTTATAAAGAAAGCGGGTAGGTTTGCGGCATTAGACGAACCAGCAGAAATTGGTTCAACACCAGCAAATTTCCCAGAAGACACAGCACCTTCTTCGTTTGATGGGTCAGTTAAAAAAGAAGGCGTAGCACAGGGACAACAAAAAACAGTTGAGCTTTTGTTATGCTCTACAGATATTGGTGGCAAGATTACAGCGTCACAAAAATTAGCAGATACTCAGTTTACTATTGGACAGTTATCAAGTGATGCATTGTTTGCCCATACCATACGGGATCAAGCCGGACTCACTAAGCAAGTCATTGTGTGTAATTTGGAAGCATTGGCTGTGAACATATTACAACCTCTATATGATAAATTTGGCAAATTCAGAATCAACAGTGGATTTAGAATTGGTTCAGGAAGATCACAACACGAACTTGGTCAAGCCGTAGATATTCAGGAACCTTCATGGAGTTATGAAAAATACCTAGAAGTTGCTGGATGGATTACTGAGAACTTGAGTCCAGATTCTGTGATTCTTGAACACGGAAATGGAATTTGGTTGCATATTGCATATAATGGAACTTCCAAAACACAAAGAGGAAAAGTTTTAACAATGATCAATGGCAATTATCAACAGGGATTGAAAATTTATTATGTTTGAATATGAGTGGTCACACATAGCACAAATAGCAACCATTGATTCTGGTGATTCTATTTCATTCACAATCTTTGTAGAACGTATTGAATTTGATACTATTACAGAGTTAGAAACTCGAACCAAGTTAGATGTTACCTATGAACCAATCATAAACGAACCACAAAGACTTGAAGAGCTTCCAGAAACAGTAGCTGTAGCTGATGATGGAGTAGAAGTTATTATGTCAGGGATTGTAGATGCTCAGGCTTACTTTACTGACATGGCATATTCTGTTGATGGTAATTCAAGGACGGTGCAGAACATTTCTGATATACCAAGCGGTGCCAAAGTTCATAAGCTAATACCTAGCAGTGAAGAGTATAAATACTATATGTGGAAGGTCTTTGCCAATGACGCAGAAGATGATCTTTTGATTGAGCGAACATTTACACTGAAAGCCCGAATCACATGGGATGCAGCAAACAAAACAATTAAGAAACTGGCAAGCGAGATAGTATGACATTACCTGTAGCACAATTCGGTGGTTTATGCTCAGGCCACCAATCTTTTCCACCTAGACCAAACGCAGAGGCTAGTTCTGATGTGTTTGCAAATGGTATCGGTATTCAGCGGTTTGGTGATGGGTATAGTGGACATTGTTCGCCACAAAGGGGTTGTCATGTTTCGTCATTGTCAAGTGGTTCTTCGTCGGTTTTTGTTAACGGTAAACCCATGGGTAGAGTCGGTGATTCTATTGGATGTGGTTCGGTGGTGGCAGAAGGCTCACAAAATGTTTTTGCAGGATAATAATAATGATTTTTAAAAGCTCACGAAAAGACATAGACCTCTCGTTTACTACTCACCCACTAACGGGTGATCTGGCTACCAAGTCTGGTGTGGCTGCAATTAATCAGTCAATCCGAAACATCGTACTCACTAATTTTTACGAACGTGGGTATTTTGTAGAGTATGGAACGAACGTAAAATCTTCTTTGTTTGAAAATAATGTAGGTGATGTATTTTTTCAGGGTATTCGACAAAACGTTATTCGCGCTATTGAAAACTTTGAACCACAAGTAGAAATTATTGAGGTTGAAGTTTTCACTCCTGATGACCCTAACGCAATCACCATAAACATTTACTATTCTGTTATAAATACATTAGAAGAACAACAATTAAGCATTAATTTTTAAAAAAGGTATATCATGGCTAACCAACTTAATGTCACATCTTTGGACACCGAAGACTTAAAGCAGAGTCTTATTAGTTTTGTTCAAGAAAAACCTGAGTTCTCAGACATTGATTATGAAGGTTCAGCTATCAACACCATTGTTGATCTTTTGGTTTATAACACAAGCTTTACTTCGTATCAAGCTAATATGGTTGCCAATGAGTCTTTTCTAGACACGGCACAAATTCGAAGAAACGTGGTATCACATTCACAAAAGTTGTCGTATGTTCCAAAATCAACTACGGCTTCACGAATTATTTGTGATATTGAAGTTATTCCCGTACAAAAAACTAACATTTCTAGTTCTATTGTAATGGATGCGGGTACACAATTTATTGCATCAAGCGAAAACACTTCATTCACATTTGTCAATAAAGATTCTTTTGTTCTTTCTTATTCAAACGTATCTCAGTCTTATAAAGCATTTGATGTAGACTTGTATCAGGGACAGCGTATCACAGAAAGATACACGTATTCTGGTCAGTCTATTAATATTTCTAATACAAATGCTGACACATCAACAATGTTGATCAATGTAAATTCTACGCCTTACACAAAGGCTACAAGCATTGATCAATTCAGTAACACCTCACTGCTTTATTTTTTAGGAGAAAATCAGTATACACAATCTGTTGTTGAGTTTGGTAAGAACATTCTAGGTCTTGAGCCTTCTGATGGGGATATTGTTACCATCACATATATTGCAACCGAGAAAGACAGCGCAAATGGACTGACTAACTTGGTTCCAGCATCAACAATATCTGGATACAGCAATATTATAACTACAGTAACAACCGCTGCTTATGGTGGGTCAGATAGAGAGTCTATTGAATCTATTCGTTTTCAGGCTCCAAAAATCTATCAGGCACAAGACAGGGCGCTAACAGAAAATGATTATATTCCTATCTTGAAAAGCAGATTTCCTTTTATTAGGTCTGCTATTGCGTGGGGTGGAGAAAAAAACATTCCACCAGCTTATGGAAATGTGTTCATTTCTATCTTGAGTGATAGAGCAAAAATTTCATCATCTATAAAACAACAGATGGTGTCATATCTTTCTTCAAAAAATGTTGGATCTATTACACCTACAATCGTTGATGCTGTTATTTTTAATGCCAACTTACACATTATGTTTTCTTATGATAGCAGAAGCACTAATTTAAACTTTTCAAGTCTTGTTGTGGTCATTAAAGAAATAGTTAAAAATTATAATAATGAAATTTTTGATTTTGGATTGTTTTTGAATCCATCCGAACTGATTTCAAGAATAAAAATGATCTCTGGCATTACAAGCGTAGACATTGAAAAGGTTGTGTATAAAGACATTGATGTTTTGAACTTTGAAAATCCGGTGTACTCAGTTAATTTCATGAATAAAATCTATGCTGGTTCTCTGGCTATTGATGGATTTTCTGTAGCCAATAATTCAACCAACGAAAAAGTTCGTGACGACATGCAAGGAAACATTGTTTTGTCTTATGTGGACAGTTCATCAATAACACAAACTTCTAATATCGGAACCATTGACTACGAAAGCGGCAAAGTTGAATTTGAACTGAATATTATTGAAGGGGATAATCTTAGAGTGTTTGTTCAGCCTCTATTAGATAACTTTTATGTGAACCAAAATCAAGTCGTTAAAATTGATCAAAGCAACATTGAACTAATCCAAACAAATACAAGAGGCATTTAATTATGCCCAGTATAAGAGATAATATAATTTCACAGATACCTTCTCATATAATTGAGAAGTATCCTAACTTTGTTTCGTTTTTAGAAGCTTATTATGAATGGATGTCACAAGAAGGCAATCCGTATCATGCGATTAGGGAACACTTATCTCATCTTGACTTTAATAATTCAATAGATGATTTTATTAGTGCAATGAAAAATGAATACTTAGTTGACACACCAGACTCTATTCTTTTAGATAAAGAGTTGTTCATCAAATGGTCAAAGAAATTTAACAGTTCTCGCGGTTCTAATCAATCATATAAATTTTTGTTTAAATTACTATATGGAGAACAAAATACAGAAATTTATTTGCCAAAAGAAAATATTTTAAAAACGTCTGATGGTGTTTGGATTAATAATGAGTTTAGAATGCTCATTACTAATTCAGGGGGAAGTATACAAGACTTCGAACTATCTAGAATTGTTCAAGAGAGAGAATTATTTCCTAATGTATTTGAATATGCTTATGCCAACGTTGAATCAGTTAAAAATAAATACTCAGGCCAGTATAATTTAATTGAGTTAACTATTAGCAATATAGTAGGTACATTCAAAGATGGTTATCAAATTAATCCCGAAGGCAAAACAAAAAAAGAATGGCTATTACCCACTATAGGATCATTTAATATTGAATCAGGTGGCTCTGGATATCAAGAAGGTCTTGAAATTAAATTTTCAGAAGAATTGAGTCCTTATAAAGTCACGGTAGAGGCAGATAAAGATGGTTTGGTAGACTCTCGGGTTTCAGGATTTTTTAATGAATCTCAGTTAAACGTTCTAATTAATGGCACTGTGTTATCTGATTTTAGATTTGACAACAGAAATATTACCAGTAGTCAAATTTTAGTTGGAGATATAATACAGATTGAGTTTCCTCCTTATGTGGGTTATATGTCTATTGATTCTGTATCACAAAAGGATATAAGATCTATTATAAATATTTCTATACTAGACTCGCCAATTGGTATATCTAGTGATTATTATCTTAAAGTTAGTGGACAAGAAGCAGGTTCTGGTTTTGTTGGTGTAGCAAATGGTGGCCAGTATTCATCACCAATTGCTGGATATTATCAAGGTAATAAAGGTCAATTATCTTCTAATATGTATCTTCAAGATAACTATTATTATCAAGAATATTCTTATGCAGTAAAAACACAAAAAGATATTGATGATTATGGAAGCATTATAAAAGAAATCATACACCCTGCTGGATTTGAATTATTTGGGTATATGCAAATTATTCAAATAATTCAAATAATCATTGGGCTTGTTGAAAGCGAATATATCCAAATAATTCCTTTTAAGACAGAATCTAGATCTAAATATTCTCTTGGTGCTAATTATTCATTCTTTGATAAATTTAAACATGGCTTATCAAAGAGACTGTATATATTATCTAATTTTCAAGAAAAGTCGATGACTACAGGTTATGTTTATAATACACGTATGGGATATCCAGAATACGATTCATCATACAATCTTGAAGACGACACATTATCTAAAACTATTATTGATGGTAAAAGTTTTGTAGTTAACTCCGATGGTTGGATGACCAAACACAATCTTCAAGATTATTTCTTGTATATACCTCAAAATTATTCAAATGAAGTTGAGTCGGGTATTACTTATTTTGAACAGGGATATATATCGGAGAGAGAAGAATGATTAAACAACAAAATATTTTTGTACACAGAGGCAAGCCACAATGAGTGCTATCATAACAAATGATTTAAGAATCAAAAATGGAGACTACTTTAAAGATAATGTATCAGACATACCTATGTACATTTATTTTGGTGGTTCGTCGCCTTGGGAAGATGAACAGAATCCTCCCGATTCTGTCGATTCAACAAAAGGTCGAATTTCAGCAATGGATGATATCATTGGACTAAAAAGAATTTTTGGTTCTAATATAGCTTCTGTTTTGCCTCGTTACGATTGGAAAAACGAAAATGTTTATGACGAATACACCGATGAAGCAAATATAATTGATGACAAAAACCCAGAAACAAATGAATATTACAAGTTCTTTGTTGTTACAGATGAATTTAATGTATACAAATGCATTTCAAATAATAATAGATCGAAATCTACAGTAAAACCAAGAAATTCACCAATTGTATCATTTAGCACACCAGATGGATATATTTGGAAGTATATGTATACTATTAAGACAGAAGATGCTTTTAATTATATGACTCCAAACTGGATTCCCTGTTACACTATTTACAATAATGACCGGTCACAACAATGGTATGTTCAAAATTCAGCAATACACGGAACTATTGAACATATTGTTGTTGAAAACGGTGGCGTAGGACACACATCATCAAACCCACCACTGGTTACTATTTCTGGTAATGGTTCTGGTGCAACTGCTGTTGCTCAAGTAAATGATTTCAGTGGCGAAGTTTCTAAGATTATAGTCACAAACTTTGGAGAGAATTATACAAGTGCATCTGTACAAATATCTGGTGGAGATGGCGCAAGCGCAACTGCTAAACCTGTCCTTAGTCCAATCAATGGTCATGGTTATGATGCTAGAAGTGAACTTGGTTCTACATATAAAGTAATTCGAGTTGAAGTTAATAATGATGAGAATGGTAAAATTCCAATTGGAATACAATACCGAAAAGCGGGTATTTTAGTTGAACCAAAATCTATTGAAACCTCGACAACTATTTACGTTTCTGATACAAAATTCTGCATAGTTGGTGATACGTTAACAGGAAAAACTTCTGGGGCAACAGGTATTGTTAGATCAATCAATAGTATAAAGAAAAAAATCTACTTAGAAGAAGTAATTGGTGTTTTTTCTGTTGATGAATTTATATCAAGAAGCGCACTTAGTGAAGAGCAACAAGTGCTTAGTATAATTAATGAAGACAATCTACCACTAACTGATTTGGTAGTAAGTGGTTCAGATTATAAACTATTATCAGGCACACCAATTTATTATTCAAGTAGAGAAAAAATTACTCGCGGTGTTAATCAAATCGAGGCTTTTCTTTTCATCATCTCTTTTTAATTAAAAGTAAAAAGACTTTACAATCCAAAGAAATTATATAAGGCCAAAATTTTATGATAAAGCTACTAAAAATTAAAGATTCTATACAAGAATGGGTTGATAAAGTTAATAATATTATTAATCTTAACAACGTTGATGGCTCTTTTTCAATAAGAAATGAAAATGTTACGTATACCAACACTAAGGTTAATGTGTCTGGTGGTTATATTCGTGTCGGATATATAACAAAAACAGTTCCAGATAAGCAACTAATTTTACCTACAGACAGCATACTAATTATTGGTATTGATTCTGATGATTTGTCTATTAAATATAATCATGAAAATAATCCAATTGCAAATATAACAACTGAACTTTATCGCGTAAAAACTAACAATGTTCGTATAACTGAGGTTGTTGAATTAAGGACTTGGGTAAGCGAGAATGCTAACCAATCTTCTATAGCTCCAACATCCCCCATAGGCAGCGCAGGATTAGAATTATCAGGTACTGGTGCGGGCTGGAAGACATCTATAACTGTCCCTTCGACTAGCGGGTTTGAATCTGTAGGTAAGGTATGGTTATTGGGTGCAACCAACAAAGAACCAAGCAATCTAAATACAAATAACCTTTCTGTTTCTGCAATTACAAAAGGATTTTCTGAATCTTCTGATGTGGAATTTAGTTATAAAGTATCATATTTTTCTTTCACTACTGGTGAATATTCACCATCATCACCGTCATCAACTGTTAGTATAAGCTCATCTGATTTACAAAATTTTTCTCTAACACAAAATATTGGACTCACCTTATCAAGACCAGACGCATCATCCGGTATATTAGTATATCGCCGCGTAGGATTAGGAGTAGATTATAAACTAATTTCTGTTCTTGGTCCCAGTGAACTAGGATTTCAAACATCCAATATCTCTTTTATTGACTACTGGACATGGAGCGTTGCTGTTTGGGCCGACAAAGACATCAATGGTTATATTAATAACAACATCAAAATGTTACCACAGGTAGCACCATCAAGCTCTGGTGGTGGCTGGACATCTGCTGATATTGATCGGGTTGATTATAATAACAATATTATTTATTTTAAAAATAGTGTTTATTTTAAAAATACTTTTTGGGTATATCCAGATCACACCGATAGACTACAAGACCTAATTGATAAAAAAGGTTATATTGAAATACCCAGAGGCGAAACATGGATAAAATCTTTATCCATACCCGTAGGAACAACATTGTATGGACATGGTGTTTTAAGTAAAATTAAAAGACTGCCTTGGTGTGGTGGTGATGATCTTCATATGCTTTCTGGCGAACCTTCTCAAGAAGAAGGTGATATGAACTTTGAAGCAAGAATGTTATCTATTCAGGGTAATGCTATAAACCAATGGATGCCCGATGTAAATTCTAATAGCAAATTATCTACTGTTAAACTAAACGGTCGTGGTATAAAAATAAATAACTGTGCAGTAGAAGATGTTAGAGGTAGTGCTTTGTGGTTTAATGATGATGATGGAGCCGGATTAGTAGAATTAGTAGAAATTCATAATTCGAAAATAGAAGGTGGGGGCTTGGATCTAAGAGAAACAACATACCCAGTATATTGCCGTGGTGCTAAAAATATACATACAAGCAACAATACATTTGCAAGATTTACAGAAAGTGTAGATTTTACTGGATTAAGAAATGCAGTTATTACTCCAAACATAATTCGTGATTGTGGTTCTGGTCTGCTTTTGTTTGGAGCCATTAATACTATTTCATCTCCAAATGTTATTATTGGTCCTAATGGGGAATACATACAAAGTTCTGATCAACTAAATTCAGAATTTGACAGTGTTAATATTCGACTTGTACCCGGCGAGGATTATGTATCCCCTAGTGTGGTTTATCAAGAGGGTGGTGAGTTATTTAATCTTTCCGCAAATAATGGAAAACTTACTACTGCAATAAATGAACTAACGATAATTAATGGATCAGAAGTTATAGGAAATGATTATACTACAATTGAAAACACAGAAAACGAATACATTGTTTTAAATAATAGTGTGCAATTTGATAGAGGTGAAGTTTCTTGGAGAATACC